ACTTCCTACTTTAAAAGGAGCTCTAATTGAACCACCGACTGCAATATCGGTAGCCGCTACACTTCCACCGGTTTTTATAGCTTCTTGTGCTGAATCCATTAGAGACTCACCCTCAGCTAATTCATTTAAAAGTTTCTCTGATCCAGAAATAGCCCCTAACCCTATACCCCCTTTTACTAGTCCTGGAATACTTGCAGCGGCAGTAATCTTTGCTACTTCAAAAGGAGTGCTTGTCAAAGATGATACAGTTTGCGCACGCTTTATCTGTTCATCCGTCTTCCCTTCTGCTTTTAATTTATTTCTAATCTTTAATTGATTTTCGACGTGTTTATGACCAATATTAATACCTAGATTGCTAATAAATGATTCAATACCGGCTAATAACGGATCGTTGGGCTTCTCAGACTCTACTATTTTCAGTTGCTCTTCTGATAAACCAGATTCATTATTATTATAATTATTAACGGAAGTATTAATTTGCGAGTCTCTAGAATTAGTACTATTTTGTGCCTTATCTGTTTCAAACTTTGAAAAAATAGTTTTTAATTCACTCTCAGTCGGCATAGTATCGCCTTCTATTTCCAGTATTTTACCTGTAGGACTTTCCACTTCAAATATAGGCATTATTTCGCCCTCACCTTGAATTGACCGACAGTAATTACATCATTCAGATTTTTAGCGCCTGAATTACTTGAATTTTTACTTTTTATTTGTTCTTCCTCAGAAGCCAATAAATTATTAATTTCTCTCCTACTCGGTTCAGCTCCATACAAAACGGAAGTTTCTAAATTATCCACAAGCTCAACAACACGTTTTAATTTATATTCAATTGTTTCTTTTTTATCAAATGGGGAAATGGTAAATATTTCTTGGAAACGCTTTTGCTCAGTTTCGGGAACCGCGGCACCAGATAATGCACGTGCTAAACCTTCTCTTACAAAATCAGCTTTTTTAGCTAAGTCCTGAGAAAACTTTTTCCCACCCAAGGCGGTACCGGCTAGATTACGCTCTAAAAAACCAGCTTTTTCAATATCTTTCAATAGAGACTGAGCCTCATCCCTGGCTTTTCTTGCTACCTCGAACTTTGTACCCTGCTCTGGTGATAACTGATTCGGTGCTTTAACTACAGTTACAGCATTTTCACCAATACCAATCTTTTGAAATGCTTGTTCTGGTAAAGATGATAAGTCTTCAGCCGTAGCTATTCTTCCACCGTTAGCCTGTAATTTTAATACTTGTTTCTGAATATCTTCAGATAAAGATTCATTAGAAAAAGATTTTCGTTTTAAATCGCCTTTAATTTGTCCTGTGTCCATATCAAGAGGAACCTCAATTTCTTCACCTACAGCGACCCCTTGGTCTCTTAAAACAGGATATTGAGCTAAATCACTTTCAGTTACACGTCGGTTTAATAAAATTGAATTTGACTCAGTGTCTATATCTTTAAGTTCACCAAGAAACGAATATAAAGGGTCACTTTCATCTAAACTGCTTTGAAACTTTTGTAATGCTGCCTTAAACCCAGGCTCCCCCCCAAATTCTTTAGCAATGGAAAGCGTCGATTTAAAATCATTCAACTTAGATTTTCGCTGTTCCTGCAATCTTTGAGCTTTCTTTTGTTCCCTATCTTTAGCAAGTGTTAATAGTTTATATCCTAATTCCCCTTGTCCACTTCTTAATGACGCATTAGTTAATGCATCTAATTTTTGTTCATTTGTTGAAACGTTATCATCTGCAATTTTTCTAAGAGATCGATTAAACCCGACTTCATTTCTTAAGCTTCGCCCTTTTCTAAATGACTCAACTAAGTCAACTGGTTTGTTTAATCTTCTATATCCTTCAAATCCTAAAGCCATTCTTCATTACTCCTATGCGAAATACCCAAAATTTGGGCTATAACCACCGCTAAAACTATTTTGAGAACCAAAAGAACCTACTGGCGGTATCCCAGCAGCGGCACCGACTGCGTTTGCTCCTAATTTAAATAATCCACCTATAGTATTTGAATTAATACTACCTTTTGCTAAAGCTGCGTTAGATTGAGTTAGCCCTAAATTTTGAATAAATCCTAAATTTTTATTCTGTGATGATTCTCCAACCCCCAAAGAAAGCCTTAGTAAGTTATCTCGTCTTTCTTTCTCATTATCAATTAAACGCTGTTCCAACCCTAAAGACTGCCTAATTTCTGCGCCACTATCTAATAAACCTCTACGAGCAAGTAATCTATCAAGAGCTTTATTAGATTGAGCTTGGTTAAATCTATATGATTCTGTTTCAGTTAGTGGCTTATTTAGCTCATTAGTTATAATCCCTACAGCTTTTTCACCTAAATCCAAAAATGGTTTATTTGCAGCTAAAAGCTTATCCGTGGTCTCTCTCTGGATTTTAGCGGCTTTATCAACTGATTTTTTTTGCTCCTTCGCACTAAATACTGACATTGTTTAACCTCCGTTTATATACTGAATCAGTCTTTAAAAATTTATTTCTTTTTAAGAATCTACCTACACTTTGCCCAATATCTACTGTTTCTGGTAATGATATTGTTATTAAAGATACATTTAGTTTTTTTAGTAAATCTACACTTGATTTTAATAGATCCATAAAAAGCTTTGATCTGTATATTTCTGACTCTCCTTTTTTTACATACCAAACATGCTCCGATGCGCATAAGTCATTTTTATTATATGGGCTATAATTCATTTGAAAAAAAATAATCCCATCAATAACACCATCTTTCTCATGTACTATTGGTACGTACTCTTCGCTTTTAGATATATGTTCAATATATTCTTTTGCGTGGTCTTCTCGATATGTAAATCCTCTAGACTCCATATCAACACTATCAAAATGCTCTTTAGCTATCAACATAACCTTATCAACATCTTTAGGTTTCATTGTTCTAAGCATTAGGCCACCACTTTACAATTAAAGATTCTTGGACAATGTCATTATCATTTGTAGCTTCACCAGTACATTTAATAGTTACTGATCCAGACAAAGATTCAGCGGCTGTATTATATTCAGCTGAATCAATTAGTGTTGTATCTTCACTCAACATTGAAACAATACATTTTTGCGTAGTAGCACTAGTTCTAACAATTGTTGCATTTAAATTCCAACTAGCTCCGTTTACGGCACTAGCCCCCGAGTTATAAATAACCGTAGACCCAAAGTATAATTTTAATGTTTTATTATTTGCATTAGCTGCCATAGTTCCAAATGCAGTAATTTCTATAAAATCGCCATCGGTATCAAGCGTATTTGCTGGCAATGAATAAGCAATTAAATTATCTTCACCAGTTCCTACGTTCCCAGTCTGAGTTGTATCACTTTTAAGCGTAGTTGGAATGTGTAAAATAGTATTAGACCCTGCATCTATCGTTTTATTTGTCAGTGTTTGTCCATCTGTCGTGCCTACAATAGCACCGCTAACACCATGAGCTGATGTTGCAGCTATATGAGCTAAAGCAGCCACTATATGAGAATCTATTTGAGCGTGTGTATTTGATCCGATATCAGTTAATGAAGTATGGCTTTTTGTTTCTAAATCAGCAATATCTGAACCTATTTTAGATAAGCTATCCCATTTAATAACAGCTAGGTTATTAGAAAGCACTGATAAATCTCTGAGATATTTTTCAAGAGTGACACGCCATCTTTCTAGCTCTCTTGGATTATTTGTTTTGGGAACTTTAAGTTTTAATTTTTGTTCTGACATTATGACTCCACTTGAACATCTTCTTCGGCACTAACTAAAACAAAAGGAACATTATCAGTAATAACTATTTCGTATTGACGAGTTCTATAAGTTCCAAGGGGTTCAAAATCAATAAAAAATTCTTTATCGCCAAGTAAACCTAACTGCCCATCGATATAATCAGAAAAATTTAATTCACCATCATCTTTATATCTAATTTGAACTACTGGTTGCGTAGACCCGGTTCCGTATCCTCTTTTTATTCTTAATCTTAACCTACTTGAAATTTTCCACTTATCAGTACCATGACTAATATGGCCTGTCGTTCTTACAAATCGAATCGGATTATCTGCACTCGTATTTGATTCATTTGTTAATTTATAAATCTTACCATCTTTACGACTTCCAATTAAATTTAAATTCCAAGGAACTGATTTTGCGTAGCAATTACCTATCCATCTATTGAAAGTTGATGTTGAATTATCCCACTCGGCTAATCTAAACCAAGCATCTAAAAAATAATCATATGCAAGTGTTATATTTTGCTCTTTAAAATTAATTATATAAAAGTGCTTTCCTGCCACTGTTACATTAAAAGCTGTAGCATCCTCAATATTTTCAAATGAATCAATAAACTTATCAAATGGGGTTGATAGTATTTTAGGTGTTCGATCAGATAGCTGAATCAACCGCTTGTCATTATCAAACCAGAACAAAGTATTATTAGCTTTAACTAAGGTATACTTAGCTGACATACCACGTTCAATAAATGTACCGTCTAACTTAACTATTGGTGTAACGCCATCATTATAAAAAGATTGCGTACTTTGTGTTCCTACCCCTACTAATTCTTCATAATTAGAAATTATAGCCATTAATATATCTGGAGCCGCATTTGCAGAAAGAAAATTAAGAACATCCCAGTCGATTGCATCGCCCACTTCTGAAAACCAAATTTTATTAGTGCCAACCTGATTAGCAATAATATAGCTATCTAAAAAAGTGACATGTGAAACGGTTGTAGGCGCTCCTGTGTCAGTTATTTCAGCAGTATTATTTGTTCCATCTGTATAATGCATTTTACCGCCATTAGCCATAACAAGTGTAGTTTGATTATTAGTAAATGAAACAGGCGTTTTTAAATTTAATTTTGTTCCTGTTATTTCGGTAAAGTTTCCATATTTATCATCAATTCTAAATACTCTTCCATTTGAAACAGCAATAAATTTATTTATATTTGACCACCAAAAAATACCATCAACACCAGTATTAATACCTGTTCCTAAGTCACAAAACTCTTCTACTCCTGGGAATTTAATACTTGATCCTGATTCATCAATATAGCCATTAATTAACTCATCGCTAGTTATGCTATTACTAATATCATCCACATTTTTATATGCTTTTGTATTTATTGGTAATTTTACTGTTGGCATATGTATTCCCCTCTACACTAAAGCAGCTGATGTATTTTTATTAGTAATACTTGTTTCGCTAATTGAAGTTAAATTTGCTATGTCGATATTTTGGTTATCCCAAATATAAAAATCAGTAATCACACCAGCCGTATACAATCTAGTTTGTGTGGCCGTGCCTTGGTTATCTCCTAATCTATTATTTGTAAAAAAACATTGATCTAAGTAATACAAGAAAAATGAATTATTCAATGCAGAAGATCCAGAAGAGGTTTGACCATTATTAATAGATAAATTAAAGTCACACTCTACCAATTCAGCAACTGAACCACCCGATCCACCATCGACATAGATCCCTGTGTATTCTGAGTTATATACGTGGTTATTCTTTATCGATATATAACATTGCGTAAAATTAGGCGTTCCATTTTCTGTCTTGTATATTCCGTATGTACCGCTATCTGTAAAAA